ACCCAGTAGGTCAGCTTCTTTCTTAAAGCTAACATGCATGTGGTGAGTGTGTTTGTTAGCCCCTGTGTATTTACGCCATTTCCAGTTAAGGACGGAAGACGCAATCCTGCCGTTAAAAATAATGTACGAGATGCGCTTTTCTGCCTTAGACTTGCAACTGATTCGAAGCTGATCTGCAAGGTCTGGCATGATATACGGCTTGACTCCTGCACCGAATAAGTCTGCGTCAAGGTCAATGGCACGAACCCAGCCCTGCTCATCTGGATTATGATCAGACTTGCGAGCAGCGTGTCTGGTATCACCGACCCAACCATCCGATGCCCTGTCACGATCTGGGAAGGAATCATCTAACTGCTCTCTTAACTGAATAGCAGCTTTAGATAATCTTGGTTTCATGAGCAATTATCTTAGTCAAGTGTTCCACTATGCGTCAATAACTTCTACATTAGAAGGATTATTTGGCATAACATCTTTTTGGATAATGAATTGGATATATTCATCCTCTGTCATATCCGCAACTTCTGGTCTTGTCAATGCTAAATCAGATTGTTTTGCTGGATAAGTTTTTGCCACAAATCCAGCATTGTCGCCTTCAGTCATTGTCCATTGAATAAACTTTGTCATTTCATCTCCTCTTATTGGTCGCCGAAAGCGGTGGCTGTAATTTTTGGCGGTTCTGTACGAGTGCCATCAATACACATAAGCGCAATATCAATGTATCCAGTAGCCTGAGTAAAAGTGTTACAAACAATCATTGTTCCTGTTGTTGGTCCAGCAGTAGTTAATTTTTCACAATTCATTGAATATGCATACGATGCACTACTAAATGCCGTACTCCAACTAATTCGATATTGAGCCGTTCCAATAGAACTAACTGAACTAACATTGTAAGAAGCATTGATTGTGTAAGTGCTTGTGCCATTAAATTGAACCCAGGCTTTTGCTGCACTTGGATGATATTGCTGACGGCCTGGCGTTACTGCGACAGATGTACTAGATGCACTTTCCATTTCTGCCTGAGTAGCAGCAGATAATCCGCTTGATGCAGTTGCCCATTTCAAGCCTGTTGAAGCGGTACTATCCGCCACAAGTGTTTGGCCGTTTGTGCCTACTCCGAGACGAGCATCGACTGTACTAAAAGTAAATAGATCGCCTTTAGTTGTAAGTGGTGTCTGGTCTGTTGGTGTTGTCCAAGTAAAATCCATGTCAGTGCCAGTTGCTTTTGCAAGCACCTGACCAGTTGTGCCACCTTTAAGATCAACTAGAGATGCGTCAATAGAGTCACCTAGGGTCTCAATGGCTACTGCGCCATCCTTGACCAAGTCAGTGCTGGTCGGCACTGCCCAACCAAAGTTAGGGGTTGTTGTTGCCATTAGTTTATTACTCCGATCGCTTTAGACCACTGTAGTGTAGCATTTACGCCACTCCAAAGGGTATTGGTTGGGATTACTGTCGCCCATGTTGGGGCAATAAGTGAGAAGTCTGTAGGTGAGACATAGATAGTCATATCTACAAAGGTTGGGGTAGCTCTAAGTGAGATGCCCTCTACAAAGCCTGAGAAGTACCCCTCGAACATGTTAAAGGGCAAGTTAGTAATAACTACTGGCTCACCAAAGAACAGGTTAATTAAATCATCTAGTTGGGTAGATGGCATTGTTGGGTTGTCAAGTCTGAAAGTAATCTGGTCTAGTTGGGTTCTAGGCGTAGCTCGAAGGGCTAAATCTCGTGTGACAATTTCAGTAACATCTGCAAGATAGCGAATGTTAGAGTCAAAGGATCTTTGATAGCGTCCGTAAGTCGTAATGGAAGCATTGTCACTGTCTGAATAGGTGCTGCCATAGTCATTGCCATAGCGCACAATCTCGCTATTACGAATCTTGCCTATCTGGAGGATAGATTTAACGCTGGCTGGAGATGCGTAATTGCCATCTAATTGAGTCGAGCCATTAGCTGCTAAGTAAGTGCTTCTATGATCCGCGTCTGCATAGGAAATGCGCCCCTGCTTGTCCTCGTAGAGGGTTCCAAGTGCGCTGTCTGCTATTTGCTGGACTAAGGTCTGTGTGTTGCGATCTGCTGCTGAAAGGTTGTCCATCTGGTATAGACCAGTATCAATTTCACCTAACCCTACATTCTCTGCATTAGCCCATGTAGTAGTGGGGTCATAAGTTGCCCACTGTAAAGTAGGTGCTACTTCTTGCCATTGATTAACTAGCAAATCCTGCAAGATAGTTGAAATCTGAACGCCATCTAAATCATGAGCTACAGCTGCTGTGTAGATTGCTTTAGGCAATTTAGCCAATGCACCTACTGCAAGGATGGTTCCAAGAGTTACATAGCCAGTTTCTTCTGGGCTTCTGACTGAAGTCGTAAAGTCTGAAACTGTGCCACCGAATACAGGCACATAAGTTCCTGAGGAGTCTTTTATTTCTAGTGTTAAAGAATCTGTAACATCGATGTCAAAAAGAGCATTGGTTGAGTTGATAATCTCCATGCGAGCATAACCTGCTTGACATTGACGATCTATGTCAATGCGCCCAGTAGTTACATTGACGCTAGTTACATTCGTGTACACAGTCGTACCGACTGTGATGCGCCATTCTGGAAGCCATGTCATGCTAAAGTCAAGCTCGTAGTTCCACGCTGGTTAGCGGATCGGATGTAATCTTCTAAAGCTCTAGCGATTGCTTCTGGATCTCCAACACCTGCATTGACTGTAATTGAATAATTAGCCTGAACTGGTATCTGTCTGCCCGAGCCATTATTTCCAAGCCCTGCTCCTGATCCACCAAAATCCATTGTTGGAGCAGTGGGAATGTTAGCCCCTACAAAAGGCTTATAGCCACCTAATTGGGCTTGTTCATCCTCTGTTAATGTGCTGAACCAATCTGCTGCACTTACACTTGCTGGCAATTTAGCAGTGACAGCAGCTACTTTTTCTGGTGTTGATAAATCTCTATTACCAGTAGGTGCAGTAACTGTAGGAGTTTTAACCTGAGCCAACAAAGCAAGCATCTCTCGAATCTTGCGTAAGGCTTCGTCTAAGTTATTTTGATTGACTAAGTCCTTAGGTGTAAGACCTTTAAGGATGGACTCGATAGCCACCATTTGAGTCTTTTGCATACTTAAAGCACCAAGAATCTTTAGATCTTCATTAAGTTTGGCTGTTGCAGCAATGATGGATGCTTCATCCTTAGAAGCAATAGCGTCTTCTAGAGCAAGAATAGAACGCTTGACATTAAGACGAGCAGTGTCATTGGCAATTTGCAAGATCTGTGCAGCATCTGTTGCCTTACCTAGTTGCTCAGCCTGATTGGTTAGAGCTGCTGCAATCTGAATCTTGTCAAGGTCAAAGACATCGCTGCCCTTGCCGAGTGCAAGATTAGCCTTGTCAATGACACCTTGCAGTTTCTTCGCTGTGTTTTGCTTATTGAGCAGAGCAAGTCTTTCTTTCTCTCTGCGTAATGAGTCTTTCTCCAGTTTAGCAAGAAGTTCTTGTTGCTTCTTTTCAGTAAGAGTAAGTTTTGCTTCTTCCTTTTTAGTCGGAGGCACAATGTTCACTCCGAATTGCTTACCAGCAAAGCCTGCAAAGATTTGGCTTGGAAGATTCTTTAGATTTTTAATTAGTGTTGGAATAACACCAATGGTTCGACCAGACTGGACTGTTACCTTAGCAAGGGCAGTTGCAATAGTTTCAATAGCATTAGCAGCATCGGTTGCATCTGTACCACCGCCAACGAGAGCGAACGCATCAACTAAGCCACCACCAATAATCTCAGAAGCGTTATTGCTTGCAATACTAAGAACATCAAACTTGTAAGCTGTAGTGCTTAGGTAATCTTCAGCAGCACCGGCTGATCTCTTTAGGATAACTCCCAAGATTTCATTGAATGATTTAGATGTAAGTTCAGCTCTTGTTAAGCCAGTATTGTATTTAACAAGACCTTTAGTAATTCCCACATAACCTTTACCAAGATCTTCTGTGACTGTGGCAAGATCAATACCAGATGCTCGGCTGATTGTGATGGCATCATTAAGAAGTTTTTGAGACTGGGTCAATGAGCCAGTAGTGGTGAGCAAACCCTGAAACGCTGGACGAAGAATGTCATCTGCAATCGATGCTGATTTCTCTAGCTTCGCGATGTAGTCGGCGATGGCTGGATTGGCAAACCCAATGCCTAGATTCTCGACTGCTCGACTTAGTCGTGTAGCAGCTGCTTCATCTGCTGCGAATGCCTTAACAGAAGCCTTGCCATAGGCAATAACTGCAGAAGTACCATAGGCAAGACCTACAGCACCTGCTAACTTCTTGACATTGCTAGTCAGTTTCTGTGTTGCTGTGTCTGCTTGCTTGAAAGCCTTTTTGCCAGTGAACTCGGCTGCTATGTCAATCTTTACATCGGCTGCCATTACTTCACCTTCAATCTTGATTCTAGTTTGTCTTTAGAGGTTTCAATCGCCTTAATTACAGCTGCTGTAGCTTTACCTTGATCTTCAGCCCATGCACGAAAGATTGCGCGACCCTTTAACTTACGAGAAGCTCGTCCTGCTTGACCTTCTCCTCTTTGATAAGCATCCACAATACGACCTGTGCGATTCATAGCATCGATGAATTGCTGACCAGCATTAGGGTTATTGCTCAAAGATTGACCCTTGTTTCCAGAACGAATTGTCTTGCCAAAGTTTGCGTGTCTTGGTGCTACGACCTTGACCAGTGGTGCTTGTGGTCTGCCTTGTGGATTTACTCGACCAGCAGTTTCATAGATAGATCCAGAAACAGAAGCATTGACAATGCGAGCAAGGGAACGCCATCCACTGCGATTAGGCTTGGAAGGTGTTGTCTTGTATCCAATGCCGCGTTTTGCATCCCCTGTGCTCCAAAAACGATTGCCCCATGCACCTTCTCCACCTTTAGCCCATCCGCTTAAAGGTGCTGCGCTAGGAATGAAACCACGAGCTTTATTTGTAATCGGCTTAAGAATTAAAGCAATCTCTTTTTGAGTTTCTTTAGCAAGATCTGGAGTGAACTCTCTCAGAGCCTTACGAAGTTCGACTGCGCCCTTGACGCTTGCTGGCATCTGCCGACTCCTTCGCTTCGTCTTTTAAACCTTTAACTAGAGCATCTAGCATGGTCTTGTCTAATTCCAATAAGTGCTGTGGCGCGATTCCCAACCTAATGCTTAGCCTAGCGATTAGATAGGTGAATGGAAGATCGCGCTTTAAGCTAAAGGGTCTGAGTCAAGCACCTCAACACTTTTTAGTGTCTCAATGAACTCAATCCCGAAAGGCTTAACAGTTTCACCTGACCTGCGAGTGACTTCCCATGCCAACCAATAAACATCCGTCTGCTTTTCTTCTTCTCGAAAAGCTCTATGGAACCCTTTTTTAGCGTACAACTCAAACGAATACTCCACTGCTGGAGTGATTTCGCCTTCTAGAACGCTTCCATCTTGTCGAACGATTTTTAGTTTTGCCATGATTAGCCCCTTAATTTAGTTGTTTATGACCAAGTACCTGTTGAAGCGTAAGAAGTCTTGCTATTGCAAGTAAAGGTGATGTCAATCATTCCTTCGTCTCCTACTGCTCCATTGATGTCTGTTAGGTTATCAACAAAGATTGTACCTGAATAGAGAACATTTGTTGCTGATACTGCAGCTGATGAATCCTGAATTGCTTGGAAAGCAACTGTAGATCCGAAGGCTGCCTGTAGAGTAGCAAGAACATTTGCTGCTGCTGTGTCGTTCAAGAATGAAACAGTGATTGTGTCTGCTGCAAGTCCTGCAACGAACTTATGAGCTGTATCGCCCATCGCTGTGACTTCCAAACTATCCACAGTGCGGTTTAGTGTGAAAGCAGTGACATGGTCTGAAAGATTGACTGTAGCAATCTTAAATCCGACCTTATTGTTTAAGAAAATTGCCATTGATTATTCCTCATCTTTCTTGGTAGTTACTGGCTTAGGTGCTGGTACTGCTGGAGTCTGACCAATCTTCTTCAAGAAGGCTAGATCCTCTGGTGTTAGCTCTGACATGTTAGCTCCAACTTGTTAGGATTGATACGGAAATCTCGCAACTGAGTAGGTCACCCGAAGCAGCATTGAGAATACTTGGTGCGCTTATCGCGCCTACATTATAGGTCAAAGAAGATGCAGCGAGTTTGTTAAACACTCCAACCA